CCTTTTGGACGTGTTGTGATTGGAGAGGTGAATGCCGCGACAATTGCGTATGTTGCAGGATATACGGCTGATAAGATTTATGGTCGGGACGCTGAAGATCATTATGAGGACGTTGTCAACGTTCAGACTGGTGAGATTTCGTCGCGGCGTCCGGAGCTTGTCAGTATGTCCCGGCGTCCTGGTATCGGCAGCTGGTGGTATGAGCGGAATCGCTCTGATCTTTTCGGCAAGGCCGGGACGCCCCATGATTTTGCTATTCGTGAAGGGAAACGGTATAAGGTACCGTTATATTATTACCGAAAGTTTTTGTCCGACGGTGATCCTAATTCCGTAGAGGAAGTTAGGGAGGCGCGTATTGAGCGCGCCGCTAAGGTAGATTTGTCGGAGAGTACCTTGCAGCGTCGTGCTGCAAGGGAGGAAGCTGCGTTGCGCAAATTGCGCACGTTTCAGCGTAGGGATTCCTTTTAGAAAGGGAGACGAGGTGAGTTTATGGAAATGCGTATGTATTCTGTTTACGACCGCAAATTGCGGGAGTATGGATCGGTGTTGTTAGCGCCTAATGACGGTGTCATGGCGCGGACGATCCTGACTGGTGTTCGTGGTAGTTCGTCTCTTATGGAGAAGTACCCGGAAGATTTCCAAGTGGAGCATGTTGGAAATTTTGATATTTCGACGGGTCTTGTTACTCCGGTCGAGGGTCGGCCGGAGATTGTTATTTCTCTAGAGAAGTTATTGGAGGTTGAGAATGCCCCGAGGTAAAATGCGGTCGGTGGAACCCAGCCGCTTTAGTATGGTGCCTCGTGTGGACGTTCCGCGTAGTGCGTTTGATTTGTCCCACACGCATAAAACTACGTTTGACGCGGGGCTGTTGATTCCAGTTTTGATACACGAAGTGTTGCCGGGCGATTCTATGCGTTGTCGTATGACGGCGCTGGCCCGGCTTTCGACCCCGATTGTTCCCATAATGGACAATATTCATTTGGAGTCATTTTTCTTTTTCTGTCCGAATCGTTTAGTTTGGGCGACGTGGCAACGTTTTATGGGTGAGCAGTTGTCGCCTACGGATTCGACAGAGTTTCTTGTTCCGCAGGTCCCGGTTTCGAATGCGGAGAGCGGTGCGGTAGGTGGTTTAGCCGATTATTTCGGTATAACGCACGCCATTTATGGCGCGGGTACGCCGCACAATGTTAATGCTCTTCCGTTCCGTATGTATAACTTGATTTATAACGAGTGGTTCCGGGACGAGGATTTGCAGGCACCGTTTTCGGTGCCGCTGGACGACGGTCCAGACGATATTACGGTTGATCAGTACCAGTTGCATTATCGGGGTAAGCGGCATGATTACTTCACGTCCTGTCGGCCTTGGCCGCAGAAGCCGTCGCATGTTGGTGATACAGGTTCGTTTGGTTCGGCAGGGCCGTTTGTGCCGGGTGGTGTGTATTCTTATCCGGACGCGGGTGCTCCGGTGTCGGGTCTTGGTTTTCAGCCGGGTACTGTTCCAACGACTGGGCCGTTGAGTGTGGCGAATACTGGTAACCGAACATATGATTATGATCGGTTTTACATTGTGCCAACGACGCACTCGTTGGTCGTCGATGCGCAGCCTGCCGGTAATTTCCCGGACGTCCGAGTGTTGATCAACGATATTCGGACGGCGAATCAGATTCAGTTGTTAATGGAGCGGAATGCGCGTGGTGGCACGCGGTATACGGAGATTGTGCGCTCCCATTTTGGTGTGTTGTCGCCGGACGCTCGTTTGCAGCGTCCAGAGTATTTAGGTGGCGGTCACACGAGTGTGACCGTTAATCCTATCGCTCAAACCTCGGCGACCGGGGAAGCCGGTACGACGACGGTTTTGGGCGAGTTGGCCGGTATTGGCAGTGCTGTTGCGGACCGGCATGGTTTTTCTACGTCGTTTACGGAACATGGTTTCGTTATGGGGTTGGTTAATGTTCGTGCGGATTTGACTTATCAGCAGGGCATTAACCGTATGTGGAGTCGGCGCGGGCGTTATGATTATTATTGGCCAGCGCTCGCGCATTTAGGCGAGCAGGCCATTTTTTCGCGCGAGATTTTCGCGCAGGGTCATGCCGACGACATTACTGTGTTTGGTTATCAGGAGAGGTGGTCCGAGTATCGGTATTTGCCGAATCGGATTTCAGGTGGTTTTCGCTCGACGATTCCATTGGCTTTGGATATGTGGCATTTAGCGCAGGAGTTTGCGACGCGTCCTGTACTTAATGACGCGTTTATTATTGAGAATCCGCCAATGGATCGGGTGTTGCAAACGGATACGACGATCGGATTTCAGGTTTTGTTTGATTCTGTTTTCGATATCCGTATGGTTCGGCCGCTGCCTATGTTTTCGATTCCGGGAATGGGTCCGAGGTTGTAAATGGACCCGTTCCTTGTGTTTATGTTGGGTTCGTCCGTGCTGACTAATGTTGCGAACTCCGCCGAAGCGGCGCGCAACAGGCGTTTTCAGGAACGTATGAGTAGCACGGCGCACCAGCGGGAGGTTGCTGATTTGAAGGCCGCTGGTTTGAACCCGATTTTGTCGGCGCGCGGTGCCGGGGCGTCGTCCCCGGCTGGTGATCGCGCGCAGTTTGAGAGCCCGGGCAGCAGCGCTATGGCGGCGCGTATGGCGTCCGCCCAGTTGAAGTTGTTGGAAGCGCAGGCGGATCGTGAGGGTGCGAATGCTGGTTTAGCCCGTACGCAAGCCGCCGATATTTCGAGTACGTTTCCGGGTCGTAGTCAGCTGTTATCCCGGCAGGCGGAGCTTGCCGGGCTGAATGCGGAGCAGTTGCGCCGCATTATGCCGGAAGCCTTGAATAAGGCTAAGGCGGAAGTTTCGTCTTTGTCGAGTTCGGCGGAAGCCGCGCAGGCGCGTGCGGCTCTGGATAGAGCCGCTGAGGCTGGCGCTTTGAACGAGGCTGAGTTTAGTCGTATGATTGGATCCGCTGGTCCTGCGACGAAGTTTTTTATGAACCTTTTGCGGGAGATTAATCGAAAATGAGTAAAAAGGTTCCTTTGGATCAGTATCAAGCGCTTAAGCGTGGTCGGCTGCTGGGTATTGATTATGTGAAGCCCCGTATTGATACGGGCGAAGCGACTTTGGTTCAGCAGCAGTTTAAGGACGAAGTGGACGTTAACAATATTGTGCGTCGTTTCGGCCTTGGTCGTGCTCCGGCGCTTGCGCCGGGTGGTATGTACGGTGATTTTACGGGAATCACCGATTATGCGTCGGCGTTCGCAGCTATTCAGCGTGCCGACGATTCGTTTATGAAGTTGACGCCAGAAGCGCGGGAGAAGTTTGGTAATGATCCCGCGCAGTTTTTGGATTACGCTTCGCGTGTTGGCGAAGCGGAGTTGCTGGCGTTTTGTGGTATACCGTTGCCGGCGCAGCCGGCAACGGTTGAGGCGCCGCCGGAGGCGGCGCCATGATTCGCGCGGTGTGGTTCACTGTGCGGCATTTTTGGGAATGCCGGTTGTGCCGTTGGCACTGGCGCGCGTTTTTGTCAGATCTAAGTCCGGGTGAGTTGCGTTATGTGGCCCGGACGTTTGGATTTGGACGTTTTTTTTAGTTAGTTAAGTTTGTTGCGAGGCCCGGACGACTGCTGATAGTGTCAGTTCGCCGGGCCTCGCAGTTGTATTCTCGCTGCTTGCGAGAGATTACAACGTAATTGGCGAAGTGGCGTAAGCCGACGTTAACGTGCGTGCGCTCGCGTTTTGCGCGGGTGCGTGCGCGTCATGTCGGGTGACGCAACTGAGGCCGAGGACGTTGATTTTGTATTTTGATAATACGCCGGGAGGCGTAAGGCGGCCGGCAGCTGCAGCTGCCGGCCGGACCGAATGGAGGTCAGCGTTGCCTACGTGTTTTTCCTAGTTGTGGTCCTATGTCTTTTTCTTCTTGGAGCAATTGGAGTTGCTCCATTTGTGTTTTGAGCACTTGTATATTGTGTGCTGATTCTGAGGCGAGGCGGTCTTGGCGCTCTCGCTTTTGTTTAAGCGCTCGGAGGAGTGCTTTTGGAGTTGGTACGATCTTTTCGATCTGTTCGATCTCGTCGATCGTGGTGAGCAGCGCTTTGCGCTGGCGCTCGTAATTTCTTTCGAGTCGATCGAGGATGTCTTGCATGTTGCTCCTTTGGTTGAAGGTGCTTATAATATAATGCATGATTTGTATATGTCAAGTTAAGAAAAATTAACTTGACAGGTGCGCGTTTGAGGGCTAGGTTACACAGGGTTGTCTTGGTACTCCTGTGTGCTGAGTGGAACGAAGTTCGAGCAGCGTGCAGCTGCTCTTGTTGATTGGGTGATCGGTCCAGGGCAGGAACCGGGTTTAAGATCCCGGTGGGAATCCGGGCCCCAATCTTTCCTTTTGAAAAAGGGGTAGGGATTTTATGCCGAGACATAATGTGAATAAGCGGCGTTCGGCTGGTAAGTTTCGCCGTCAGGTTCGTAAGTCGAGGGCTGTTAATTTTGCTCGTCCGGGTCGTGGTGGTTTTCGCCTTTAATGGCGTGTTACCGTCCGTGTCCGGCTTTTCAGGATTCGCCGGGTGATGCGCCGCGAATCGGGTATTGGTCCGGCGAGCAAGGTCGGAAGCTTGAATTGCCGTGTGGGCATTGTACCGGGTGTCGAATGGATAGGCGTTCGGAATGGGCAACCCGGTGCGTGCATGAGGCGCAGCTTTACGACCGGAATTTGTTTGTGTCCATGGATTATGCGCCGGAGCATTTGCCTCCGTCTTTGTCGCTTGAATATAGCGACATGCAAGGGTGGTTAAGGCGTGTTCGTAAAATGCGGGGTGTTAGTGCTGGACCGAATGGGAAGTATCCCATTCGGTTTTTTTTGTCTGGTGAGTATGGGCCGGAGACTAAGCGGCCTCATTGGCATGTGATTTTGTTTAACGCGTGGTTTTCTGATTCGCAGCAGTTGTGGAACGGGACGTTCCGGTCTACGCAAGCGGAAAAGTTGTGGCCTTTTGGACGTGTTGTGATTGGAGAGGTGAATGCCGCGACAATTGCGTATGTTGCAGGATATACGGCTGATAAGATTTATGGTCGGGACGCTGAAGATCATTATGAGGACGTTGTCAACG